TGGATGCCTTCAGCTAAAGTCTCTAGCTCTTTCAGCACAAGTCTGGAGTACTCATTCCAGCCGTTATCCCTGTTTTCTGTCGACACAACTGGCTCCTTTATTCTTGGATACAACTTCAAAAATTTTAGACATTTTTTCGTCGAGAGCCAAGTCGCCCTCAGCTATTTTCGCAATCTGATCAAATAGCTTAGCTTTAACTTCACAGGCTGTTTCGTATTTCTCATGCTGAGCTAATAACTCATAAAGCTTATCAAACCTGCCGGATTTATTAAGCTTTTCTTGTTTCATTTCATCAATCTAGCAATGAGGTCTGCGTAAAGATCTGCTGATGCCAGCCAATGTAGCCTTCTCACTGCATCGATGCCGTGCAGCCTAGCAGTCTCAACCACTTTATCAAGATCGCTGCCATAAACAGTTGTATCATAGCCGGCAGCATACACTGCTGCTCTGACTGCCTTCCATTCAACAGCTTTCTTTGGCTCAGGCTTTGGCTCAGGCTTAGGCTCAGGCTTAGGCTTAGGCTCAGGCTTAGGTTCTGGCTTAGGCTCCTCTTCTTTTGGCTCTGGAACTAATCCACTAGCGCGAGGCTCCGGAGCGGCTTCAACTACTAGCTCTTCTGCGGGAGCGGGCGCAGGTGCTTCAACCTCAACCGCATCAGCTTCGACCTCAGGCTCGAGCGAAGGCACAGGCACAAAGCCGCTAGCTCTTGGCTCGGTTGCTTTCTTTGATGTGTTTGTCTTTGTTTTTTTGCTTTTACTTGCCACGTCAATTCTCCTTGCTCATAAAGCAGTCTCTAGTAAGTATCTAAACGATCGAGAATTTGACAATTTTTCAGCGAGGATTTGTTTTCAAATTTTAGAAAATTGAAATTAAAAAAAGAAAGGCCCCAACCTTTCGGAAGGAGCCTTTCAGATCGAATGTTTTCTAATCTAAGATTAGATCACGTTCATGTCGAGGCACGTAACAGTTCCGTAGAAGTCGGAACGAACCATCTTCTTGCCGTAGCGAGTCATCACGCCCTTACGTGGGGTGAAGTCCTCAGGAGCGAAGATGGTAGGAGTCACGATGAGAGGTACGTAAGGAGCGTATACGTAACCAGTCTCAAGGTAGCTGCCGCCTTTGTAGCCAACGAGCACCTTGTTACGTGGGAAGTATGGATCCTTGTAGACCGTGAAACGGTTGCTCAAAGTACCAACTCGGTCTGCACCGATGACCAAGCCGCTAACCTGTCCGTCACCGTCGAGGGTGAAGTTAGGCTTGAAGTAAACCGAAGCCTCGAGGATAGTAGCAACGTCCGGACCAACAACAACGAAGTTTGCTGAACCTCGGAGGGTCTTGCGGTGAATCTCATTGGCAACATCGATGATGGTCTCAATGAGAGTCTCGTACCACTCACGAACCGTACCAGTGAAGTTCGGGCCAGGAGCGCCAGTGTTGCGGAGAACCTCAGCACCGGTGGTCTTGTTGACGAACTTACCAGGCGAACGTGACCAGTAGTAGTTAGCTGCACCAGCTTGCGTGAGAAGGTCGTTGAGGATCTCGCGGTCGAGTTCCAGAGCGATCTGCTCGGAGAGGATCTGGGTGAGCTCAACCTCAGCGTCGAGGCTGTGGTAAGCGTTCAGGTCCTGAGCAAGTTCAGGCGACCAACGAGCGCGGAGCTTGCGGGTCTCAGCAACAACAGCAACTGACTCCACCTTGATGTCGATCTCAGGGATGGCAGGCGATGGAGTTGTACCGAAGTCAGACTCGAACGTAGGCACGACGAGCGTGTCGCCGGTACCAGCCTCGAGTGAAGCAGCCAGAGGCTTGGTCACAACCATGCTACCAGGAGCAACAGCAACGTCGTTAACACCAGAGCAGATCAGAAGCAGTGCTGCACCAGTCGTACCAGGAGTCACCAGACCGTCAGGAGTAAAGTTAGCTCCGTCCCAGCGACCAATCTGGTTGAGGCGACGAATGTTTGCAGTTGTACCACCCTGGATTGCCTTACCGTTCATATCGTTGCCGATTGCTTTGTAAGGACCAACAGCAGGAATTGAGAACTCTTTAACCAGAGTCGTGTCAGCGTTACCGAACTTGGTTGCACCGGACTCAAGGCTCACAACAACAGCAGTGTAGACAGCCTTACCAGTAGCAGCACCAGCACCATCGTTGTTGTTCTCGATGGCGGTTGAAAGCTGCGGATCGAACTGGATCAAGCGGCCGTCAGAACCGGTTGCGAAAAGGTTCGCATCGTTAGAGAGGTCAGTACCGTCGGCGAAAGCACCAGAAGCAAGCAGGGTTACAGCAGCAGTTGTGCCGTAAACGCGCGAGTAGCCGGAGCCAGCCAGGTCGTACTGGCCGCCAACAGCGAGCGAGCCCGAACGAACACCAGAACCAGCTGGGTCGTTGTAGATCGAAGCGCCTGAAAGGTAAGGTGCTGCGTTTCCAGCATCACCAGCCAAAGCACCACCGTAGGTGTAATCCAAGTAGAAGAGCAGGCCAGAAGGCAGGCTCATAGGCTGGATTGACACGAGGTCGTTAGCGATCAGACCGCCGAAAACGCGACGGACGATTGGGAAGGCGATGTTTGTGAAACCACGAAGGTCGCCTGAAGAAGTGAGGTTACCACCACCGGTTGAAACCGATGAAGCCTCTTTGAGCACCTGACCTGCTTGGTTCTCAAGCATGCGAGCCATGTTCTCTCGCTTGGTGCCATCAAGACCGCGAAGCAGACCAGTGCGGTTCCACTTCTCGACGAGTTGCTTGTTCTGAGTGCCCACGTGGCGTGCGCGGATACCCTCAGTCAGCATTTCAAGATTAAAGCTAGACATTTTAGATTCTCCTTTGAATTAGTCTAAACAGAGTTTTTGGATCAGTTCTTGCCGATACCAGCTAGGACTGCCCATCTATCCGTCTCAACGCCACTTTTGGTCTTTGCAGGCTGCGCCGACCGGGTTGATCTGGAGGACGATCCGAGAGTCCTTCTTACAGACTCGCTAAGTTTGCCACCTTGGCCTCTCCGCGCGAGTGAATCAGAGAGTGACTTGTATAGAAGCTTAGCCTCGCGAAGCGTCTTGGCATTATCTAGGGCCTCGACAATTGCTCGCTGCTGCTTCACAGTCAAGTTTTGGTTTTGCAGAAGCTTGTTTGCGTAAAGAAGCTTTGCATTGAATAGGTTCATTTCCACGAGCTGCTGCTTAAGCTCAGTAGCTGCTTTCTTGTACTCAGCAGCCTCACGCATTGCGCGGCGTGCAGCATTTCCTCGTGCAGGACGGCGAGCAGCACGACGGCTCTCCGAAACGGAGCCAAGCTCGTCAGCCAGTACGTTGATCAGAGTATCTTCGTCGATCTCAATTACGTCGCCGAGAACTTCGCCGCCACCAAACTGGTCAGCCTCTTCCTCAGCGCTCTCTTGGATCTTGCGTTCGTTGCGCATGCGAGCGAGTTCGCGTCGAAGCACAGCCTCGTCGATCTCGTACATCTCGTCCATGTCTTCAGCCTCTTCCATGTCCTCGCCCTCGTACATTTCGTCGAGTTCGTGCATCATCTCGTGCATGTCTGCCTCTTCGAGATCAAGCTCTTCTTCCTCTTCCTCTTCCTCTTCTTCAGTGATCTCAAGGTCTAGACCAAGAGCAGCACCTAGATCTTCAAGGGCTGCGGAAGCTGCATCGACGTCAACATCGGCAGGCTCTTCAGCGGCAGGCTCTTCAGCGGCAGGCTCTTCAACCTCAGCCTCGACCTCTTCGGCCTCGACCTCGTCTTGCTCCATCATCTCTTGCATTTCCTCGACCTTCTTAGCATCCTCCGCCTCGAAGAGAAAGTCGAAGATGTTCTTCTTGTAGTTGCTTGACATTTCTCTCATCTCCTTAATGGTAGAATTCAGCTTTTGATCGAGGCGCTGAGAACCTCTTCCACTATGCTTCAACTCTTGCTGCAAAGAGACCGCCTCTTTGACCAACGAGATAAAGCTAATTTCCAGCCGACGCTTTTGCGCAGCATTGAGTTTGCTTTCGCTAATGACATTCATTACTTCGCTAAGCTTTTTGACGCGCTCGTTCAGTGCATCAATTCTGGCTGCCAGCTTCGTATCGGGAACAAAGTCATCACGAACAAGCTTTGCAAATGATTCAGCAAGCGACAGATCAGTCATTAGGCCATCGTCTTCATCTTCATCTTCATCTTCTTGTTCAACTTCGATATTGACGTCACCATCAGCATAAACAGCGACAGCAGCTTGCGCAGCAGCGTCCATGGCATCATCTGCCAAGTCGCCATCTGGCATGCTATCGACGATCGTGTCCAGGCTAAATTCTTCTTCAGCTGGTGCGTCGAATTCGATGGGCTCGATCTCATCAGGATCGACCATAATATCTTCAACTGCTTCTTGCTCGAACAGGATGCGGTTATTGATCATTTGACGAATTTGAGGAGTGATTGACTCCATGATTCGGTCTTTAGCAGCTTGCTCTGCTGCTTCTCTGATCTTTTTAGCATCGAGTAAAGCTTCTTCGTATAGTTTTGACATGCTCACCTCTTGAACTAACTATCT